ATAATGAACTGTTTCCAAAGGTCAATGAATTGTTTACCACAGTATTCTGACAATTCTTTATTTTTCAAGCAAAGGCGAGACCCGCTACCCGCATCCGCATACGCAGAAGCGTAAACCGAAACGTAGAAAGCGAAAGAGGAAGGAGAACCATTAGTATTGAACCATGGGTACCATCTATAAACCCTATCATCACATACATCCGGTACCCAACCTTCATTAAGGGCCTTGATAATTGTTGTCAACTTTTGATAAGCAATATCATGTTTAGTAAGACCGAGTTCCATCAACTTATTTTCATCAAGAGGACTGGTACTTAATTCGTGACATGCATCTTCATAGGTTTTAACTCTATCTGTTATCTTTTGAGAGAAAAAATCTTTTCCAAAATACTCTTCCAAAATAGATTTTAACTCGCTGGAACCACTTTTGTAGAGTTCTCTAGCTTTTTGTTCACTGATTTGCAAAGTTTTCATTGTCAATTTTATTTTTAAGTTTCTTACTAATTTTCCTGCATTGTCTTGCTTTATCACACTCACAAGGCTTCTTACAATATTTATCAATTAGCTCTGCACTCTTATCAAGGAGCCGAATAATAGTCTGTACATCTGTTTTGCATACTTCCATTGCCTTTAAGTATATGTTTGCGAATCCAAGAGAAACCACCATATATCCATTTATTTTGTTTGCACAATAATATCCTATCACCCTTGGGGTAGAATATAACCCAGCCAAATCCTTTTTTAGGAACAATGAATTCGAATCCATAATCATTTCGTTGAATAACTTCATAGCCTAAAGATTTGATGGCAGGAAGGGTTGAGTTTACAAATTGACTATAGCGTTCTTCTCTTCGCTGTTTTACAAATTGTCTCTATTCTTTTCCAGCTTCACTCATGGCAATTCTATTTTATCAAAATCAATACCTTTTTCATTCATGAAGTCACCCAAAGCAATGATATTCTCACGGGTAGTAGTAACCTTGAAAGCTCTCGTTAACAGCTCAGGCTGTTGTACTTCGGGATGATTAATAAAAGGAGGTTGTTCGTTGGATTTTTGTCCTGCCATGGCAAACGGATTGATCGGACGGGATTTGGCTTGTTCTGCTTCAGCAGCTTTACGGGCTTCTTCGGAAGCCTTTCTTTCCTGCTCTGCCTTGATGCGCGCCTCTTCTGCTGCTTTGGCACGCTCACGTTGCTCTTTCAATCGGTTGGCATATTGGATGGTGGATGTGATGTTAAGTGTATCCATATAATAAGTACGGAGAACATCATAATCTTCGCCAAAACCTTTTAAGGTAGAAAGTTCGTTCTCTACCTTAGCAAATATAGCATCAATGTCAGAACAAACAGACTTCATGCTTGCAGTCTTGTTCAGCCATTCCGGTTTAAACACCTTGTTGAAGTCCACGAGATTGGTGTTCATGCCATCAAAATAGGTTTTAATGTTTGCTTTCTTCTTTTCCTTATATTGCTGCTCGTTCTGTTTGACCACAGTATCAATCTTAGCGGAGCATTCACCAATGAGCTTCACCGTTTCGGTTACAACGTCCTTGAACTCCCCGAAAGGTTTCATAAACTCTTTCTCAATTTCAAGACGTTTGGCATTGAGGGCTTTCGCCGCCTTGTTTAAAGCTGCCTTGTCTTTCTTTGCTTGGTCAATGTTATCATCCGTGTAGTTGGATATATCGTACTTAGGCAGGTTTGCCATTACAATATCTCTGATTTGCTTTGCGTTGGTAGTAAGACTGCCTAACGTCTTTTCGCTTACGACCAGTTCGAGGTCGGTTTCTTGGATTGCTAATTGTGTATTCATTGCTCTATCGTTTTTTTAATCAACATATGAAGTGTGGCAAAATGGACAACCGGTAGTAAGTTCTGTACTCGCTCTCTCAACTGATATTCCACCTTCGGAATAAATTTGCTTTTTGCAACGGTAGCATATACCATTAGACGGGGCAAACCCTATCCCTTTTGAAAAATTATCAGCCATCCAATCAGCTTGGTTGTTTTTGGCTAATTCTTTCAAGTATTCTTTTTGAGCAATTATTGCTTTCTGAGCATTATATGTTTTCTCCATTATTACTGTTTTTAAAGTTGTTTCTGTTTCTGAAAGACTCATGTTGCTCTTTTGTCTTGAGCCATTGAAGACATCTTTTATTTTTTGGGACAGTCAATTGTGTAACCACTCCAAGCATTTCATCAAATGATAGCTGTTCTGTGCTTTTATCATCTACATGGACATCAAAACATCCATTATCTAATTGTTTAATTATAATGTCCGATTTCATCATTCAATGTCTGCTATTTGGTTAATAATATCGTCCGCCATTTTAATGCGTTTCTCCATTTCCGCAAAGACCTTTTCGTCTGGTAGTATACGAACAATGTGAATAGGGTCTATTTGGAAAGGGTTGTAAACGACAAAATCAACCCAGTCTGCATCACAACACATTGCATGTGCCATACACTGATAGAAATATTCATATTTAACTTGGAGAAGTGAATCATTATCATAAACTTCACTCTTATATTTCATAAATGTGTTTTGAGACGGACATTTTATCTCAATACATCCACGTTCCCTAAACTCTTTACCATCAGGACTACTTGCAAAGTTTGGGATAGTGGGGTGCTTACACGCCCCCACTTCTACAATATGCCTTCCTGTCAGTCTTGAATACAAATCACGTGCACTTGCTTCCTGCTCTGTTCCGAATCTCATTGCTTTGCTTTCTACATTGACAGTAGACAAATATTCGGCAAATGCAATATCATCATTTATTATTTCCGGATTCATTGCCCGTTCTGCTGCAACTTGGAAAATATAATTTTTGGCAGCATCACTAAACATGCCGCTCTTGCCATTTTTCATAAGTAAGCCAACATTGCTACCTGTAATTTTCCCGAGACGGCACCTATACCAACCAAGCGATTTTTGTTCTGCATTTTCTATCATAACAGTGTTTTTTGAACAGATTTATTATTCGCGTTATTTTGAGATTGAGTTTCCAATTGCTCCGAGTTAGGTTGTTCTTCCACCCCTGCGGCCTTAGCAGCAATTTCCGCAAGTTTATTACCTTTAGATTCTTTCCCAGTAACATCCTCGTATTCTGCAAATTTAACCTCTTGTTCTTCTTGTGTATACATTGCTCCAAGTTGAGCAGGGAAAGCTTCACGTAATGCCTGAACTTTAGCAATCTTGGAAATCATGGTGGATTTCTTTTCATTCCATATAGATTGCTTCTTGTCGTATTCAGAAAGATTCACTTTCGCTACAATAGGAAATTTACGGTCTGAACGATAAACTTCACACCATCCTCCAACAAGAACATCTGTTTTTTCATTATAGAAACATCCTTCCACCTCTACAATTTGATTGTCTCTGATAAGTATGACACCAGCCTTGAAACCTTCGTACTGTTCACTTGCGTCAGCTCGTTTAAAAAAAGCCTCTTTACTGACAATCATCTGCGCCGGTTGTTGTCCAAACTTGACAAGGAATGCTTCGTTCAAGAATGGATTAAGCTGGTTAAATTTGCAAATACTAATAAACTGTACAATATCCTGATCGGATACTTGCCCGTTACCTTTCGTTAAATAGTTACGTACAATATCAAATGATAATGCTACGTCATTACCCGCAACCTGATAAATGGTCTTTCCTTTACCAAATATCGTTAATGTGTCATTTTCTTGTTTTGTCAATTTGTTTTCCTCCATCGCTCAAATATTTTAAAGTTTAACAATATCTCGATAACCCCTGTATTAAGCAAAGGTTAGTTCTTTCTTCTTCTAAGTTTTTTTCCGTATATTCTGATGAAATACCAGAAGTTTCTAATTGTAGATTCATGTCTATTTCTTTTTTAACATCAGATATATCTTCTTTGATAAGTTGGATTATTTCTTCTTTGGGTGAATATCCATATTCAGGTAGATATTCAAGATTACTGGACTCCACCTTTTTCAATTCAACCTCCAATTGCAATAATTCATTCACTAAATTCTGATTTGTAAGTTTCATACGTAACCCCAATCATATTAAGTATTTCTTTTAATTTTTTATTCTCTTTTTCTTTGTCTTCAAGAAGGCATTGTTCATACATGATTTTGTATGCGAATAAAGCCAAGTCTTCATGCTTCATTGCCAGTAATTCTTCTTTCGTTTTCATTGCTCTTATGTACGCTTTATTTATATGTATCTTACTTTTAATTCTACATCTACAGGTTTATCAACCATTGCAGAAAAAGAATCAAGTATTTTTTCTTTAACAAGTCTAACAGGGACATCTATAATCTTATACTCTACTAAAGAGAGGGAAATCCGACGTCCACTGTATGTTACCAATGTTACATCTTGGACAATATATGGACGTTTACTATTCATCTTCTTCCTTAAGTCTTTTTTTGTGTTTCTCAATATATAGTGAAGACCAAGAAAATATCACAAACGCAATCCAGAATAAAACTTTTTCAGGATTAGCAAGTAATATCATTACAACAAATGATAAAACCCAAATAGTCAAAAGCGGTGTTCTTTTCATAACTTATTGATTATCTATTATTTATGATGTAAAACTATATAGTTTTTGACTTTTATCCAAACGTTAAACTTGTATTTTTTGCGTCATTAACTTAGTATAACTATTTGAATATCAATTACTTTAATGTAGCATTTTTAATTACATCATAAGCATTACAATACCATCTTCCGTTTTGACGATCAGCTGGTTTCTTTTCAGCACGTATAACTCCAGATCCAACTAATCTGAATAATCGTCCTCTACCACCAACTATATCAGCAGCTTCACGTTGCCCAAACGTCTTATTGTTAAGTACAATTTTCAAAACTTCTTCACTAATCATACCATTTAATCTTTGAAAAGGTTATTTTTATGTACGTATTGAATAAACTCAGACTTTTCATGGATACCAAGCTTCAGATAAACTGACTTGATGTGATTTTTAACTGTATGTGGAGATAAATAAAGTTTATCTGCAATATCTTCATTACTAAGGCCATCGTATACTAAGCGCATAACTCTCATTTCCGCATCTGATATACGACTATCAAATTGAGGATCACAAATGACTCCTTCATATTTACACTCTCCACGCATTGGGCAACTGACACGTTCAAAGTTAAATTTTCCTCCTTTGTCAATATCACGGGTCGTATTATCCAGTTCTCCAAAATTGCATTTACAAAACCTATTAGCCATAAGGTACTGGAAGTATGGTATATTTTGAGAACTTTTTTGATAACATTCCATCAGTGCTTTATAAGCATCCGGATAACATTCCCGTATACGATCAAGTATATTTTTTACCAATGACGTATCTTTGTCCGTAACAGGTTTGTTAGTGCCATCAGAAAACATACACCAAAGCTGATCTTCAAAGATGTAAAATTCTAAATCTTTCATTGCTCAATAGTTTTATTCAGACCATAAATCTTCAGGAGAAATTCCGGTTATTTCCGAAAGGGCAGAAACATGTTTAGGATTATTAGGCTTCATTCCGTATATAACCCAGTTTCTCGCAGCAGTAAATGATACTCCGGTCCTTTTTGTTATTTCGTTGATAAACTCAGTTTTGGGATGGGTTGAGCTAGGCAGACTTTGATAATAGCCTTTTAAGGTCATTTTACGACCTTCAGCAAGCATTTTACTTGTTTTTAATGCATCTTTCATTATCTTTGTAGTGTTATATATTAATGTCTTTGCAAATATATCAATTATAGATATAAATACACTATAAAACAGATATATTTAACTTATTTTTATATGGATAATAGATTAAAACATCTGAGAAAATATCTAAGAATGACTCAATCGCAACTTGCAGAAGTTCTATGCATGAAGCAAAATAGTTATTCACAGATAGAAATCGGGAATGTATCCCTAACAGATAAAAACAAATATTTATTAGAAAGCAAGTATCACTTAACCCCAGGATGGCTAGATGGAGCCGATGTGCCAATGTTTATAAAAGGAGATACTATAGCTGGCATTATTGAAAAAAGTGTCCCTAGAAGTAATAAAGAAAAATTAAGAGAACAAATCTTAGATGAACTTGTAGAACAAAGATTAGAACTACAGAGTAGCTCAGTCTCTATGAGCCGGGAAGTCTTTGAGCAATTATCAAGATTAACAGAAACCGTATTATCTCAGCAGAGAACCATAGAATCTATGCAAGAACAAAATAAAAAAACTCTTGCCCGCCAGGAAAATGTTGCCAAATGTGCTCATGCAAGTGGGTCGGATATTTCAACGAGCGACATAAAGAGCACAAATATTAAATAAAATAATAAAATGAAGATATCAGAAGAAGGAATAGCTATAAGTAATCGTTTTTTTGAAGCAATAGCAATGTTAAAAGCTCAAAAGAAGATTAGAGGACTGCAAACTTTCACAAGAGAACATAACCTAAATCGATGGAACGTAAACCAAGTTAAGTTCTCCCCCAATCGTTGCGTGTTAAAGCCTGAATGGATAGTCTATATACATAATGATTACGGAGTCTCCGTTGAATGGATAGTACTTGGTAAAGGACCTATGTTTGACCCCAACTGGAATGGATAAATGTGCAAAAACTTATCTACGACCTCAGTTAGTCACGCACCAATGCACTATTAAACAATCAGTTAGACCGTAAATTGGATAAACATTCGTAACGCGTAGGTCGCCAGTTCAAGTCTGGCTAGCGGCTCTTTTATAAGAGATATAAAAGGGTCATCATATATAGGGCAGTTTACAACTGCTATAAAAAAGTGAAACCGAACTACATCTAAATCATTGGAAGTGTCTGATGGAGTGTCACAAAAGTATAGCTTATGGCAATATTATCCTTTACTATTCTAAAGGCAAAACCAACAGCAGGAAATATTTTCCTATCTTGTTGTGTATCTCAACAAAAAAACATCCATCCTATGTATTCTTTTTTAATAACTTTATATGCAATCGTATAGAGTAACTTCCAGTAGAAGAAAAATTCACTGGTAACCAAAACATTACCAATATTACTATTACATAAAAAACATTTTGTGCTCAATGGCATCAAGAACATTTCCTCCCTTGTTCTTGTTCTTTAGTTTAAGGATAATTATGTCCGCATTAAAAAAAATAGAAAAAGATGAAGCAAAAGCAGTTTTACTTTATTTATGTTTTCCTTCTGTCAATGAGTTTCTTGGGTGCATGTTCCAAAGACTCTCCAAACGAATTAATTCCTAATACAATAGTAAAAATCGAGATTGATGAACTACCTGGAAAAAGAATATATTTCATAGGAGAAGAATTGGATGTATCCGATATGACATTGAAAGTATTTTATTCAAACGAAACGTCTGAAATAGTTCCTGTAAAAAAAGACGAAGTCACTGGATTCAACAGTACGGTACCCGAAAACGATCAGATTTTAGAGGTACACAAAGGCAGTTTTACCGTTACTTTTAAAATACAAGTGCTGATTAATGATATTCAAGCGATTTCAATTAAGACTTTACCTTCAAAAACCGTATATACATTGGGAGAGCCTCTCTCCCTCAGTAATATGGTACTTGAAATAAACTATGCCGATGGTACGATAAAAGAAAATTCATCTCCATCTGCTGATTGGGTACAAGGTTTCAATTCTTCCGTACCGGCACAACTTCAAATAGTGACACTTGAATTGGATGGTAAACAAGTATCTTTTGATGTGCAAATATTACCTGTAAAAGTAGACGGAGATAAAGTTGTAAGTGTCATTGATTCCGACTTTACATCAATAACCTTCCCGGATGGTATTCGCACAATAGGATCAAAGGCCTTTGAAAATAAGAATATCAAAGCGAGTGAACTTCTGTTCCCTGCCTCTTTGAGTACGATTGAGCAGGCAGCATTTGCTTATTGCAGAAATCTGAAAATCGTCGATTTAAGCCACACATCGATTAAGGAATTGCCGGAAGAGGCATTTTTATTTTCCGGAATAAAAAAAATAGCACTGCCTGCTTCTTTGGAAGTTGTTGGAAAGGAGGCATTTTACGGGTGTACTGATCTGAATGTTATCGACATAAGCCATACTTCCGTCAAAGAACTACAGAACGGAGCTTTCGGGAAATCCGGTATATCTTCTATATCTTTGCCTTCCACTTTTAGGATTGTAGGTGCATCGGCTTTCATAGAGACAAAGAACTTGAAAGAATTGACTCTGCCCGAAGGAAGTGAAGTGATTGACCTGGAGGCTTTTTCCGGCAGTTCCATTCAGAAAGTAACCCTTCCGAATACTATTTACCACATTGACCGCTCTTTCTACAACTGTCCCGAACTTACTACCATCGAAACTTACGGAACCCGAACAACACCTTCGCCTGTTGACAGGACGGCAGCAATAGTGAGCGAATGTTTTAACCATTCTCCTAAACTCACTGTTCTTAAAATTCCCGCAAGCATAGCTAAAATAGGAATAAGTGCTCTGAACAAGTGTCAAGTAAAAACTCTTATTTTACCCGCAAGTGTGAAGGCATTAGACTTCAATGCTTTCGGAAATGCTGTTTCGCTGGACGAAATTTCATTAATGTCGCCTACGATGGTTACTGCCGACTATTACCCCGTACCGCCAGGAATTCAAAAGATAAGAGTTCCCCAAAACCTTGTCGAAACATACAAGCAGAACAAAGCCTGGAAGCCATTCGCTGAAAAAATCGTTGCCCTTTGAGGTCTGTTTAAATTTCGCTCGAAGCTGTTTTGAGATTTGTTTTCGAAGATATTTTCCCGTTTTGTGAGCTGCATAGCGGGTTATGTGATGAATAAAAACGAGGGAATAAATCGAAAAGGAACTCAAAACAGATCGATAAAACCTATATAAAAGTTTATTCAAAAAAGTTCAAACAGAGTCTTAATATCCGCTAATGCATAAACCGTCTGCGTAAAAGTTTTACAAAGGCGGTATCATTTGCAGGCAGATAACTATATTCTATTAGTTCCTCGTTTTATGCTATACTTCCATATAATCAAATTCATTCATATATCTTCCGGCTCCTTTCATGAGCTTGAATATTCTTATTTGAAATAACTGTCGCTACAATATAGCTCAATATACTCTCGAATGTGTCAACCCCGGTTAGTTCACTATTTGCTTTTTTGTAATCAATGGCCGCTTTCATAATTCTACCTGTTTAATTTGTTACTTCTTGATCGATTGATTAATTTTGATGCGACAAAAATCATCCCCAATAGTTATTCTGAGAGTGTCAACAATGACTCGCTCAATATATTATTCGAAACGCCCGGCTTTAAATTTTCAATATCATGAAAAATAAGCGAAAAAGACCATCTAAAAAACAACACCACAATTCGTTTAAGAGCTTTTGGATAATAGCTCTATTTGCGATTTTACCATTAATCTACGGAGTCTATCTCTGTACACCGGAAATTCAAGCTGTATTCTTTCAGGCAACCAAAGTATCAAGACCGAATGTTGCACGTCCCAATTATTCTCACGATGAAAATCTGAAGATTCCGGTTTCCCAATTCCCATTAACAGAGCAGATAATTCATCACAAAGGTTATACTGTGTCTTATAATAAGGATAAAAAGATCCCCAATTGGGTAGCTTACGAACTCACCAAGCAAAAGACACAAGGGAATATAAAAAGAAACGAACGATTCATCGCCGATCCTGTCGTGAAAGGAGGTATGGCAAACAATTCTGATTATTCCCGTTCCGGATTTGACAAAGGTCATATGGCACCTGCTGCCGACATGAAATGGAGTAATGAAGCCATGAAAGAATCCTTTTATTTCAGCAATGTATGTCCGCAACATCCCGAACTTAACCGTCGGAAATGGAAAACACTGGAGGACAAGGTCCGCGAATGGGCTGTAGCCGATAGTGCAATCCTTATTATTTGCGGCCCGGTCACGAATAAAAAATCTCCGGTAATCGGCAAAAACCGGGTGACTGTTCCATCAAAGTTCTTTAAGGTCATTCTCTCTCTTCACGG